CATCAAACCTTGCAAGGTATGGGAAGTTAGCTACGTTTAGGCTTGTATCACCTTGCCAAATAGCTATTTCTTTACGCTTCTGAATGTTTTGCATAGTATCATCAACGATGTACTTTTCAAAATCATCAAGACCCATAGGTGAGCCAGGTTTCAGACCTTTTTGTGTCCATTTAGCCTCAAGGTCTTTAGGGCACCAATCAAGGTAGACGCCAATCTTGCCGACTGTTAGTGTACGTTGGGTAAATACGGTATCGCCCGATGCGGTAAAACCACACGCTTGAGCCTGCCATACACCCTCTGTTGCAATAATGTTTAATTTCTCTGCTGATTTAATGCCTACTTGGGTAGCCAATAAGCCTGCTGTTTTACCCTCAAACGCCAAAGCGTATTTTAGGGTGTCCATTTCCTCTTTGGTATAATTACCGAGGGCTGATACGTCAAATGCCATTTTCTTTTATTTTAAGTTTTTTTTAAGTTACTTGGTTTGGTTTGCTGCAAATTTTTGTGCCGCAGCTTGCATACGTTCTACAACGGTTTGCTTCTCGTTTTGAACTGATTTGCTAAATGATGTCTTAGCGGGTTTCTCAACTGTTCCATCAGGTTGTTCTGCAATCTTCTCAATCACAGCAAACATATCTTTAATAAGTGCCGATTGTGCTGCTAACTCTGTTTTAAGGCTTTCAACTTCTGCCTTGTTTACGTTGGCTAACGCTGTTTCAATAGCTGCTTGTACGTCTTCCATTTTAACAGGAACTTCGGTAGCTTCTACCTCTACCTCAACCACAGGCTCACCCTCTGGTACTTTAAGGTCGGTAACAAAACCACCCTCAACAGTTACTAACGTACCATCTTCCAATTCGTGAGAGCCATCAGGTGCAGCAGAAACTTCACCACCGGCATCAATAACGTTTAGCTTAGTGCCTACGTTAAGTTCACCCTCGTATTGTACGATAGTGCCATCTTTCAATTTCGCTTCCATAAAGTTATGTTCAGCGTTTAATTTTAATTTAATGCGTTCAATAACGCCTTTGATGTCTTCTGATAAACTCATTGCTTTTTTATTTATAAAACCGATTAAATTAAATGTGTGCCATTAGGTATTCTAAATCACATAGGTTGTCGTGTATCTCGGCTAATTCCTCTTGTGGGATATCCCCTACCTTTACGTGGTTAAATATGCCCTCAACAGAAAAGCCTTTCATCTCACCCGACTTGATTTTCTCCCAAACCATATCGTTGTTTACTTTAAAAGAGCCAACCCAACTACCCTCTGGTAAATCTTGGAACTGTATGCCCCTGGTCTTGTCAATTATCATACTTTCATACATAACAACACCCTCTATTAGTTCCCCGTTATGCTGAAGGTTAACTTTAGATTGGTTGCCCATCTCAAAGAAACGCTGTGCAATAGCTTCAATAGTGTTGGCATCAAACTGAACGTAGAACTCACGCCCTGCTACATTCCTGTATATAGGCATATCAGCAACCATTAAAGCCCCCGTTACTATTCTCCTATCCCCATTCTCGCTAAAGGCAAACTCATAGTTTTTAGAGTAAGCCATAAATGAACGTTCAATAGCCGGGTGGTCAACTATTGCTACCGCATCAACTCCAGTAGTGAAATCAAAGTCATCTATGTGTACTTTGTATAGTGGTAATTCCATAATTATAAAACTGTTTTTTTGTTTATAGTGCCATTAGATTGTTATAAGGGCTTTCTTTTTGTTTTGTTGTACCCCTTGTTGAGTGTTGGTTATATCACTTTCAACAACGTACACTTTAAAGTCCGTTCCCTCTTGTATAAACCCGCTTGTGTTTACGGGTTGTAGGCTTGGTGCATTGAAACCATTACCATTTAAACCCATAGGTGCGCTTGGTGGTGTTCCACCTCCAGTATCGGGGCTAAACTTCTGCGATGCTATGACTGCATATTGAGATGCTATTGCTGCTGTTGCAGAAACTAATGCAGCCACCATAGCAAAGCCACCATCAAACTTAGGGTATTGTCCAAGTATAGATGATATTGCTTGCGCCCCGTTTATTGTTGTTTGAATAAGGGCTAAAGCTTGCGCTCTTTTAAATGCTTTCTTTTGTGTTTCTATTGATAAAACTTCACCCTCTTTTAAACCTCTTTTTTCGTTCTGCGTAATTATATCATTTAAAGTATTTAGCGAATTAGCTGCTGCTTGTGCTAACTGAAACCCTGCATCTATATTTTTTCTTTTCTCTTCAAATGCTTTTTGCTCTGATGCCTTTATTTCATCAATAGCAGCTTGTTCGGCATCACGCCTTTTTTGCAACTCATCTTTTATTTTTTGCGTGGTCTCATCTTCAATAGCAAATGTTTCATCTCTTTTAAGTCTTTTATTTGCTATGCCATCTTCATATTCCTTTTTATCGGCTTCTTGTCGTTTTAGTAGTTCATCATCAAAGTCCTTAGTAATATCGTGTTCAGACTTAATAAGTTTATCGGCAGCCTCTTTAGCATCTTTAACCTTTTGGTCGTTTAAACCTTTCGATATACTTGCTATCCTTGTCGCATTGTCGTTTATTAAGTCTTTGCGTTGCTGCTCTAAATCAACCGTATCTAAATGGTAATACTTGTTTGCCGCAATTAAATCATCAATATTTTTAAGCCTTATTTTAAATAGTTTTTCTTCTAAGCCTGCGGTTTCAACTGCTGTTTTACCTTGTGCCTGTAATAGTTTTATTTGACGTTCTATGTCTTTTTCACCACCTGCTGCTGCTCCACGTTTTTTTAGTTCAGCTTCTGTTAATTTATCAAGTGCCTCGGTAACTAATTTAATATGTTCTTCATAATCGCCAGTCTGTTCAGAGCCTGACTTCATTAATGAGTTAATGCCTTTTATTGCACCAGCTATTAAAATAAGCCCACCAAATAATGCAAGTATCGCAGGGGCTAATAATATAAATGCTGCTTTATATTTTTTTACATACTCTGTACCTTTATCTATTAACTCATTAACTTTTTTCCAATTGATAATTAATTCAGCTAATGCCACTATTACTAAACCAATACCAGTTGCAGCTAAAGCTATTCTAAATGCCTTTAACCAACCTGTGCTTGTTGCTACTACTGCTGAATATGCCGACTGTGCTGCTGATGCTATATTAGTTGCTACCGTGTTTATATTCTGTACTATGGTAGTTTGTTTTATTGCTTGCTGTATGTTTTTCCATTGCTTTTGTGCCTCCACCAAAGATTGCACACCCATAGCTATTGCACTTGCAGCTTGTACCTTTAACAGTAGCTTTTCTACATCTTCTGATTTTTCGCCAAGCAAACCGTATAAGCCTGTAATAGTTTGAAAACCACCCGCTATCCCATTAATAAGATTACCAAATGCTGCTGCCTTTGCCGACGGGTCTAACTGATTAACAGCCTTGTTAACGTCTTGCAGTTGGTCGGCTAACCCTGCGGCTTTTTGTAGGGCTTGAAAATACTCCTCTGTACCCTCTTTAGCTTGCAGGGCTGCTTCTTTGGCTTCCCTTAGTTGTTGCTTGATACTCTTAACCTTAGCTTCGGTATCTTGTCCACCCTCTGCCTTTATCTTTAATACTACTTCTTCCATCTTAGTAAACGTTAACTTCTAATTGTTTAACTGCTGTTCCTACTTTTCTAAATATTATGTAATCATTGGTAGTGCCATCTAATAATGCGTATGTCGATGGGCTTGGTGTTAATATAAAACCGCCTGTTGTAAACTTTAAGTCCGTTATACTACCGCCCTTTCTTATTCTAAAATCAACATCGGGTATCTGTAACAGCCTTACAATTTCATAGCTTGCACTCGCCCCTGTAAGGATAAACCTACTTTGCAGCGAATATTCGCTTGGTATAGTTAAAAGGTTGCTACCAAATATTGCAGGGTCATCAAGGTCTAACGTAACCTCTCCCCCACTATCTATTATAGTAGGGTTGTTCATATACAGCCCCGACTGTGTTATGGTCTGGTCATAAATGTTTAGAGTAGTTACCCCGCTTACACCAAATTGTACCGTTACCCCTGATGAGTTAATAAGGTTAATGTTCTCGTTATTGCCCTCTAAAACATTGCTATCACCGAAAATAACTACCCCGCTACTATTTGCGTAAACCGTATTACTCTCCCCCTCAATCATTAACCTTTGGCAGTTAGCGTGAACGTTGTTGTCATCACCATTAATTACCAACTGTGTACTGCTTGCATCTAAAAAACCACCTTGCCCGTAGCGTATTATCTTGCCTGGCAATACTTCTCCTGTTAGCGGTTTACCATCAACTACAAAGCCTGGCATAACCATTCCACCAATAGAACTACCTATGCCACCTATAATTTCCTCTTTTGTTACTTGGAAACTCTGCCCATCTTTAATCTTTAGAAACTCAACCTTTGTTAGTTGGTTGCTGATAGGGTTGTAATCGTTTATAGACTGTAAACGTAGGTAGTAACCTTTGATAACATAGATACGCCTAAACGATAAGAACTCTACATCTTCGGGGGTAAGCCTTAGATAACAAGTAACTAACTTACTATCACTATCGGATAGTTCATCAATCATTGCTTTGTAGAACTTATTGTATAGGGTGTTGTTGGTGTACTCTAAGTTAGGTGGAGATATAAAAGCGTTGTAGCCATAGTATAACTCGTTAGGTGTACCCCAGTTCAACTCTACATCAGGGCTATATGGGTTATCCAAATGACCTGCGTATGGGTATGTTGTTTGTGGGTATGGTGTAACACTTGGTACTAACGACTTAATTATCCACGTTTGGGTACTAAGCAATCCACCCCAGTACAATATGCGTATGTTGGTAGCCTTTCTTTGTATGGTGTTATTCTGCTCATCAAACTGGTAGATATGCGGAACGATACGGTTAGATTGAGTGTTACCTACTAATGGCGTAGGGCTGAATATTACATCAATCTTCTTTTGTGCTTTGCTGAAATCGTTGGTAATAAACTGCTCGTACCTACCGTATATCTCGTTGTTGCTACGTTGGTACTTTTCGTTGTAATAGTCTTTGTCCTCTTTATAGGTGAACAAGAATGACTTGCTATCCAACTCACCCATAGGAGTTACCACAATATCCTGACTTTCATCAAGTTTATCAGTCCAGTCTAAAGCGTTGTTTGAGCCTGTTAAATAGTAATCATCTCTCGGCTCTACTAATATGTTTTTGGTGTCATCGGGGTCAACCTCTATATAAAGGTTAAACATACGAATGAACGAAACAAGTATATCCCGCAGCTTAGTATCAGCAGGAGGTAACGTGTTGTTCATTAACATAGTCATTCCCTCGGTAATGGTATCAGTAGCTACCCCGTTGTAGTAGAGTGAGGTTGCTGCTACCCTTAATTTAATCTCATCAAAGAAAGCAGTACCACCTATCTTTGGCAGTTCAACATAAACAGAATTTAATACAGTCGTTCCGTTCTTTACAAACTCTACAAAGCAGTTAATATCAAACCCTAATATAGGGTCACGGTTGTACCTAACCCTTACGTTTACATAATCGCCTACTACTAAGAATATATTGTCGGCTTGTAGCTGAACGTTGAATGTATTTGATGTGCTATCTAACACCCCGCCTAAATACCAATAACCTACTAAACTAAGTGTTGTGTTTAGTTTATAACTCCCCGCTTCAACTGGTACAAACCTACCTGATGAGGTGTTAAAGTTACCGCCTGTATCAAAGTTTGGGCTTGTGCTATCATCATCAAACGGAACTATACTGCTGCTAAATGCAGGGCTAAACACGTTAAATAAGTCAGGTGTTTCATAGTACCCGCTTAGGCTTGCCCTAAAAGTCCTCGCCTGTATATCGGCATTGGTTAGCCTTAACCCGTTACCGCTATAAGGTATAATTAGCGATTTAAAATAAGTGCTATCTATAAAGGTAGAGGTATAGGTGTACCCGGCTAACTCCATTATCCTATCCCAATACTCCTTTGCAAATATAGCAGGGCAAAAGTCATTTACCTGATAGACGTTGGTTGTTGTTTGGTCGTAGTTAATCAATGGGTAAACATACCCCGTTCCTAATGTTGGTGTCCAACTTGCTACTATATTGGCATACCTGTAATCGTGGTCTAAGTCGCTAAAGTCTAAAGCTGATACGGTCTTATCCCCCAACTCTTGAAACAAGGTAGGTGCATTACCTATTACCTGGACATCGTAGTCTATAAAATTAGTATCCTTAATATATACCCTTAGCAGTTGTAAATCTCCCCTAAATACGCTAATGTCATCAATCAGTATTTCAACATCAGACTTAACAGCAGGGTTAAACGAGCCATCAATATCTATCTCAAATATATCGGTAAACAGTTCATTGTTTTCCTTTGTACCGGGTATGCGTATAGTCTTAGAATAGTTGCCATCTCTATTTTCGGGGTTGCGGATATCCGATATAGAGTAGTTTAAACTCATTGGTATATCTTCCAACAAGTCCAACTGCGACCATACTAATAGCTGATTAGCTTTTACAAATATCTTAGTTACCATTAATAGCGTTGCATTTGGTTGGTGTAGCTTGTTTCAAAAGTTACGGTTAGGTTAAAGGTCATATCGGTCAGTCCTTTCTTAGCTATGTAGCTTACATCGGTAACGTTGATGGCAATTAGTTCGCTATCTTTCTCCCAAAAGATAATAGGGCTGCTAAGTAGTTCACGCAACCAATCACTTTCATAGTCATCAATCCAATCGCTGTTTATTTGGTAGGCTGTTTTTACTTCAGTTTGGTATTGAGTTGTCAACCTATCGGATATAGTGTAGCCGAATGAACTGCCTGTTAATGTGCCTTTGGGTTTCTTGTAATTGCTCTTGCTTATGCTATCGGTTATCTGACTGCCTTTAATAAAGCTAAAGCTATCAAAACCACCTAAGCGGTTAAGGAAATGCAATCGGTACTTAGTATGGTCTGAACAATTAGATACTATGTTATAGGTCTTAGTTTCTGAACTTGCCCCGTTAGGTATGCCAGTATCTAAAGTCCTAATTGTGTAGCGGGTTATGCTTGATGTTATTATTGGTTGGCTACCGCTATTAAGACTACCACCGGGTATAAGGTTAAGACTTGCAGGGTTGGCAGGCATACGCAGAAAACACTCCCCGCTACTTGCGGGTGCGTTGTATGGGTTGTTGACTAATACAGTTTGTACAAGTCCGTTGCTATCGTATGTCTTAACCTCTGCCTGTGTGAACGTTTGCCCGTTTGGGTTTTGTATCATATACAACCAACCAAACTCATCAATGCTTGTGTTTTGGCTTGCAGGGCTATTAGTTAAAAACGTGCTACCGCTTGAGCCTAACAAACAAGTGCCACTTGAGTAGGTTACAAACTGCTCAAAGCCTTGTACTGCGTTCCAAGTCAATATTATATTGCTTTGGGCTAAGTTTGGGTAAACGGTTGGTGTTGTTCCGTACTCCTCACCTACCCTTATTATATACCCTTTCCAACTGTTAGCGTTTAACTCCACCTCATCGGTTGCTAAGTCAATATCCTGCGTTAGGTAGTTCTCAATTATCCTATGCACGTCAATAACTAACTTGTTGGTGCTGCCTGGATAGATGTTTCTTTTTATCCTGCGGGTGTAGCTTGCATCACCTAAGAATACAATGTCAACCACAAACTTAAAATTAGCCTGTGCTTGGTTGGTAGTTTCTGCCACAAACCAATTCTCATTGTAAGCGGGTGTAAACTTTGCGGGCTCTTGTAATATCGTTATTGCCATTATCCTCTTATTTCAAAAATTACCTGTTGCCCTAATAGCTTCTCTGCTCGTTGGGCTAATTGTTTAAATGCTTTCGGGTTTGCTACCTCTGTATAAAAGTGGCTTGCTTCAATACCGTGTTGTTGGATAGACCTTGCCATTAAGAACGCTGCATTATCAAGCGGGTTGTTTTTCTTTGCCCTTATCCCTGCTCTTAGGCTTCTCTTTTTATCGGAGTAGCCTTTAATGCTGATGCCTTTGTTCATTATGTACTTCTTTAAAGCTGATACAGGCGGCATTTTGTTAGTGAACTTGTATGGGCTTCCTATTCCTTTCAATCGTTTCTTGCCTTTCCCGTTACCTTGTACCCCTTTGTCTATGTATTTCCAATAGTCTTCCATTGAAATACTAACCTCTTTGTCACCTACCGTTAGGCTTATGCTCTGCCTTAGTACGCTACTTGCGTTCCTATTTTTCTCATCTAAGGTCTTTTGCATCTCATCAATAAGCAATTGAGCAAAACCCGCTAACAATGTTTCCATTGACTGCTCAACACTTTGCTGTTTGCTTACCCCTATGTTACTTAGATTTAGCATTTTTTATCATTAGGTTTCGTACTCTTTCTTTATCCTTGTAGTATGCCAACATATTTAGAAACTCAACCACCTTTAGTTGCGTGAAAAAAGACCATTTTTCAGGGCAGTTATTGGAGAGGCTATCCAACGCATTATGCCACCCCCAACGTTCGTTGAACTCACCGACTGCTCCCGCAACAATTTTGCTGCCTGTTTCATCTCCGCTACTGCCTTGTTTATAAAGTAAGTTTCTATATTGGTTGTTAAATCTTTGGAAACTTGATAAAAAAAAAGTGCTGCCGGGTATGCAACCGATACAGGCATATACCTATAAAACTCATCGGCTCGTTCCTTTTGTGTCTTTCCGTTGTACTTTTCAACCACTAACTTACCGTGCCATTTCTTATGTGCGGGTAGGTATAGAGTAGCCATTATTTTATGCAAGTTGTTAATCGGGTTTTTGATAAACTCCGAAAGGTCTATGTATTGCCCTGCTGTTAGTTCGCTAATCAATAGGTTAGCCTGGTACAACTTACCGTTTACTTTTATTTGGTTGATAGCCTTTGGCTCTGGTAACTCGTTTAAGAATGTTATCTTACCTACCAACTCTGCCAATTGGCTTGCTGTTAGTTCCAAAAATACATCTTCACCCTCACCTGTTAGCAGGGATAGTATTTTAATGTTGCGGTCAAGTATTTGTTCAGGGTCTTCCGATGCTTCTAACTTGGCTATCTTTATAAAAGTGCCAATAGTAACTTCATTTAATTTTGTCGGTATTCGCAGTTTCATACATTTAATACCGCTTTTTTGGTTTTCGTGCCATATCTTTGCTTTATGGCAGCACGAATAATAATCACCAAGCAAGGCGACCAATACCAAATAACCTATAAATCAGGGGCGGGTTTGGATATGGTTGCAAACAAAACCTACAAAAGAAAGGCGTTAGCTTACCGGGCTATTGCGGGTTTTATTTTTTCAATCTATGCTTTATCGGGAATTGAGGTTAAGAAGTGCAAAAGGCATAAGCAAACCAACGTAATACGGTTTGAGTACAACGGGGGTAAACACTTGATACAAGTAACAGATAAGTGTATAGAACGACAAAGCCCCGCATTAAGCAGGGCTAAGTCCTAACCAATTAAACACGAAAGACGCTGCAATATATTAAACAATATTATAATTCCCTGTACCTCTACGTAAAAATAATTGCCAGGCTAAGGCGTGGGCGTTAACCGTATCGTCGTGCATACCTTGAGGTGCTGAATACTTTACCCCGTTTAAACTGTAAACATACTCAAAGGCTTCTAACTCATCTTGGTGAATACCTTGTATTACAGACGTTCGCCCGTTCTGCAAAGCGTTGGCAAGTCCTAACATTAACTCCTGTTTGCTATTGGCGTTGTATTTAAACCCTATTACATTGCAGCCTGTGTTTTGCAAGTCCTCAACTATCGGGTCGCCTACCCCGGTACTATCTATCTGGGCTTGCACCTTGCCTATTACTTCTCTTATCCGCTTGGTGGTATTCCCCCAATCCATTCTAAAGCGTTCAAAGAAACATATTAACCCCATTGAGTTAAGCCCTACTATTACCGTGTAGTCAACTGACTTTGCTAAGTCTATACCATAACAAACCGCCTGGTCTGTTTGGATAGGTGCAACACACATCTTAATATAGTTTAGCCCGAATGGGTTGCTGCCATCATCACTCGGCTCGGCTAAATATAGTTCCCTGAATACGTGGTCGGGTAAATCCCGTTGGGCTTGCTCAATCTCTTCTTGTTTTAATATTCCCGCCTCTACTGCGTGCCATGCTGTTATCTTGTGGTACTCGTAATCCTGTTCTCCTGACTTAGCCTTTAGCCCTAACCGATACCCCCAATTCTTTTTACCTTTAGCGTTACCTATTAGCTTGCACTTACCGTTGGTTGCTGTTAGGGTAGAACGCAAAGCAAACCAAGCCTCTTCTCTTGCTCTTGTGAACTCATCAAACACACAGGCGTAAACGTCATCACCATAAAGGTTATCGGGTTTCTCTGCTGACTTAAATTGAATGATAGCACCCGTTGGTAGGGTTAACCTTAGCTTGCTTTCATTGACTGTAAAGAAACCCCTAACCGTTACTTGTTTAATCATTCGCCGAAAGGCTATCTCGGCTTGTGAATAGGTAGGTGCTACCCACCATACCGATTGATTAGTGGTGCATTGTAACGCTTGCTCAAACAACCAAATGATATGGCTTGCTGTTTTGCCTGACTTGGTTGATGCTTCACACACCGTAAACCTTGCCTTGCTATCCAGTATAGCCCGTTGGTAGTCTGTTAGCTTAGGTCTTTTGTAGGCTATCTTCACTCTATATCGTAGCTACATTCACTTACCAAGTATTCAAACTGCCCGATGTCATAGGTTGGTGTTGTTATGGTGTTGCTTGCAACAAGGTTGCCCTCGTACCATATTTGTGTTGTTATGTAGCCGGGTGTGTTGTTATCCCCTATGCTATCACAATCAATCGTGTATTTGCGGTATGCTTGGATTGATAGGTCGGGGCTATCGGTTGTTGTTCCGTTATACACGAACGTACTATCCCACCCTGTTGAGGTTATTACATCGTCAATAGTTCCCATAGGCTTTATTCCTGTTTTAACGTTGGTTATTACTTTGTAAACGACTTGCCCTTTAGGAATGGTCTGCTCTTCTTTGCAGCCTAATAGGGCTATGATTATTAAAATTAGCAAATTTCTCATGTCTAATATGTATTTAATTTATCTAACACTAACTTTGAGTGAGGTCGGAACGTATCTAAGACCGATAAATAAAACTTGCACCCATCTGAATATATGTAAGTACCAATAGGGTATTCGGTAGTTTCAACCTTAGCCCACTCAGCATAGGTTTTTTTATACCCATACCAAATACAGTTGGCTAAATATAGGAACGAAAGTTGAAACTCGTTCAGCTTGTCAAACTTTGTATGTTCAATATCGTTATAAATCTTACATTCCATTTTCAATTACTTTTTGGTGTTTTGTCGTGTTTTTGGGTATGTTTTAGCAAATAACAACATAAATCTTACACGTAAATCTATTAAATGGTTATTAAAAGGTCGACGGTATAGCATTATGTTTTCTTGGGTGTGCAGTCCAACAATAGATAAATTATACAGAATACCATGCCAATTCTTAACAACGCCCATTATCCTGTACCTGTTGCCTATGTTATCTCCTTGCAGTATTTCTACTATATCTCCTTTGTAAAACCTCATTAGTCCAAGTTTAAAGTTACGGTTATCTCCCCCTCATGTTGAACGGTTTGTTTGTCAACCCACCCCTCTTTTGCTTTCAGATAGAAGATTAACCCGGTTGTTGAGCCTTGCCCGTTTACCAATGCTTCCTCTTTAGCTTCCTTGATTTTGTTATCGGTCTTTTTTATTATGTTAGTATATTCCTTTACTTGCCCGTATTCGTGCCATGTAACCCTATCCATATCAAGAAAGTTCATTAGCCCCCCCATCGTTGGTATTCGTGGCTTTGATACATCAACAACATCACCTTTGGCGGTAGCTTGCTGCTCTGTATAGTCTAAACAGTGTTGATAGTATGCCTGTATAGCATCTTCTAACTCATCGGGCATATAGGAACGTGGTCTGCCGACTTGCAGCTTAGTTTCCTTTCCGCTTTCTATTGACTTGCGACTGGGGTTGAGTTTCTTTGCCATATTCTTTTTCGTTTTCTTCGTATAGGTTTCTACCCATTCTTATTACTTGTTCTTTACAAGCGTTGCAACTCATATCGGTTGAAAAGCCTGTGTTTGTTTTTAGCCATTCAGCTAACCCGTTTAAATCGTGGTTTGCTGTTACATAAAAGTTAGAGTAGTAAAACTCCCAAATGTGCTTAAACGTCTTTAGTTGGTTAAATGTTTCTTGTGTCATAGCCGGTTATAGATTACGATTGATAATACTGCTGCTATTGCTGCGGTTAGTATTGCGTTAATTGGGTTAACGGTTGTTAGTTGGTATGCCAGGCAACTCCAAAAGGTTAAGCACTTGTTACAGCGTAATGGGTAGGGTATAAGGTAGTAACCTATTATATCCTTTAGCCATTGGTTAGCGTGAGCCATCTGCATTGAAACGACTATACCTATACAGGCAAAACCGATTATGTTAAACAGTAGTAAGTACATAGTTGTATGCTGTTGTTAGTTGTAGCCAGTACCCTTTTTTTATTAGCATTGTTACTAATCGGTGGTCTTGTTTACCAAAGGTACAATATTCTGCAATAATAATTTTAGGCTTAGGTAGGTCTGTTTTAAAGTAGGGCTTTAATACATCGTACTCACTTCCCTCTAAGTCAATACTTAATAGGTCTATTTGTGTTACGTTGTTTTCACGTACTATTGTTTCTAAGCTAATGCCCGGTACTACCCTTACATTTATCTGGTCTTTAGTTGTTATTTTCCCTGCTTCTCCGTTGTACTCAAAATAAACCGAGCCATCAATTTTATTAACTGCTTTTTGTATCAGCTTGCAGCTTCGGTCTTTGTAGGTATAAACATAAACAGGGTTAGGCTCTACACAAATACCACTCCAACCCATATCATCTAATACTTTGGTGTTAGAGTTGATAGTTCCATCGGCACTCCCTAAGTCTATATAGAAACCATTATCTGGCAATATACCCTCATGATATAGCCATTCATCTTCTTTGCATTGTGAGTTAAAATTGTGCTCCATTTCCAAAAGGTATTACTGTTTCATCTATGTGTTCTACTTTTACTGACTTGTCAACTACGTGCCTACCGTAACCAAGTATCTCGGCATCTTCACAGTAGTTAGGGTCATCGGACTGTAAATGTCCTTTTCTTTGCGAACGACCTCTACGGAATTTAAGCACCTCAAACACTTCTTTTTTTATTAGGACAAAACCTATATTCCCGTGGTCGCACTCTACCAAGTCGTTAGGTAGGTCAACTACTCCCCTTTCGTTTCCAAATATGTAGCTTGCTTCTTTATGGTCGTTCCTACCTCTAACAAACCCGCCTACCATTGGCTTATTGTGGCTCATTAGCTTTTTAATGGTGTTTTGAGGAATAACCATATCGCTATCAACAAACAGGATATACTCCGCACCAACGTCTAAGGCGCACTCAATAGCATCGTTACGCCCCCTTACAATAGGGACTAACCTTGCTTGGTCTTGGTCAAACTCTGGTTTTTTCCACCAGTTGCTCTCATAGTTCCAAAAGTCATAATACAACTTTGGTAAACGTGGGTAGCTTGCCGCTATTAGGTCTTTCCAATTGTCTTTGTCTTTAGTTTCTATGTTGTAGTAAACTTCATAGTTAGGGTAGTCTAATAGGGCAATACTTTCTAATGGTATCATTCGGTTATGATACTTCCTATCGCAATGCAGTACGCATACTAATACTTTTGGTGTCATTTTGCTATTTCGTAACTTGTTTTAACTATATAGATTTCAGCTTCTTCTTTTGTTTTAAAGACGTTGTTTTGGCTCTTGTTCAGTACATCAATAGGGTGGTTATCCCATACGTGCCTACGTGCTTTGCGTTTACCATTGTCGTTAAACACACTCCAGTATGTTGAGCCTAATTCCATTATAAAGCCTTTAATAAGTTGTACCTTTTTTTGTTTACTACTGATATGTGATATCTTTCTTTTACTTCTTTGCTTAGATTGTCGGCTAAATACTTTCCATAGTCAGGCTCGTTAATCAGCTTGCGCATAGCCTTGTACCAATCTTTGTGGTTTTTATTCTTATCAATAGCAATGCAATTTACACCATTTTTTATTAAGTCGGTATAGGGTTTAATATCAGATACTATACAAGCCTTATTCATAAAACCCGCTTCAATCATTTTTAACTCACTTTTGCAGTTGTTAAAGGTGTTATCGTTTAGCGGAACGATACAAGCTTCTAAGTGGTTATACCCTAAAGCATAGTTATAAACATCGGTAGCATATACCCTCTCATAATCTTTACCCCTACCCCTGTCCGTAAACACTTGCTCAAATCTTCCGTACTCTGGACTCTCATCGTTATATCCAAACAGCTTAACGGTAAACCTACCTTGCAAGTCTTTGTCAGTGTGTAGCTGTTTAAATCCCTCTGCCATTAATACAACGTCTTCCCAATGGCATACGCCACCCATATAACCTATTCGGTACTTATCCCCTGGCACGTAGTTAGGTTGGAACTGCGGGTATATTTCGGGATAGATAGCGTTGGGTAATACCTCTACATTATCGTTCAGCTTGCTTATCTTTTCAGCTAAAAGTGTGTTTGTGGTTGTTACAAGGTCGGCATACTTAATGCTCTCAATAATCTTTTCAGCTACACCGTGTATCTTATATTGTTGTTTAAGGACGTGAAAGGTAGATAGTACCCAGTAGTCATCAATGTCAACTATAATCTTAACCCCCAGGCTATGCAGTTGGTTGGCTATTAGCTTTATGTTGTTGATGTCGTTGTGGTGTTCAAACTCCCTTGAAAAGATTACCGCATCAAACTGTTGCAGTACCTCGTTAGGCATACCGTTGATAGTATTACATCTCCCGTATTCTATATCGGTTGTTTGAGTTAGGTGCTGATATGGCATCTCTAACCGATAGTAGTTACTCCCTGACTTGCTTAACTCTACTCCTAATACTTTCATTTCAGTTTGTCTTTAATCCGTTTAATGTGGTTGCCTATTGTGCGGTATGGTATGTTGGTTTCCTCTGATAGCTTGCGGTAACTCCCAGACTTAATGTACTCTAATAACATTCGCTTTTCAAAGTTAGGCAAGTTGTTAATGTTACCCTCTACCCGGCTAACCTCAACATCTAAATCAAAGTTATACTCATCACATATTACATCGTGGGCTTCACTAAGGTACTCTACCTTTTTTGAGGTTGTTAGCCACTCGCTGCCCTCGTTCATTATTATCTTAACAATGTACCAACGTAAATAACCATTAGCGTATATCTCTAACAGTCTTTGCTCATTTATCTCGCATATCTTTAACATTATATGCTGATAGAACTCTTTGCCATCTAATCCCTTGCAAATATTAATACACGCTGCTTTAACGTCTTTGTCTTTAGCAATATGTTCTAACAGGGATTGTCGTGTCATTATTACAAAGATATGCGTTTACTCACAATAGTTTGCAGTTGTTCTTTGGTAATTACATTATCGTGCGCTAAGTTATGACATACCCTGCAAAGTGCAATAAGGTTGCTAACGTGGTCTTGTTCTGCCTTTCTTTTGCTGCCAAACTTTGAACGGGGTATTATGTGGTGTATATCTACCGATGTAGCAGAACATACCTCACAGGCTATCCAACTGCCAGGTATATATCCTAATGCTTTATGGTAGTTAATTATGTGTGGTTGCATTGTTAAAACTTTGTTAGTGTTGTTACTTGGTTTTAAGTTTATCCTGTATGGCTTGCTCCACAAATGCGGTTATGGTTACCCCGGTTGCTTTCTTGCGTTCCTTTATTTGGGTTAACAAGTCGCTATCAATCTTTATGTTTTCTTTGCTCATATCTTTAATTTAGTTTAGCGATATTTGCTTCTTCTTCTTTACGCTTTTCTTCCATTTCTACTATTGATGCAGAAACCCGCAATATAGTATCAGCTATATAGTCATATTGAGCAGCTAACTGAAATAATGCTCTACCAAGATTACGACTATCTTCTGCCCTTATAATAAGAGGAATGTCATTTTCTGTAAAGTCATACCTTAAATAGAAAATAGCGTTGTTCTCATCAAATGGAAAACCCTCAACAGCCGCTAAAATTTTACTGTCCATTTCTTTCAATTGTTCTTTGTTCATAGTGTTATTTTTTATTTTTCAATATTATAAATTATTGTTTTACAGTCCAAATCTTTTTCACTTTTTTTTCAAAATCTCAACTACAATCTTAAATAGCCTATCCTCTGTTGATTTTTTGGCTTTGTTTGCTATAATGAGATAGCGTATCGTAGCCTCATTTTTTCTCAAGAAGTTTATCCAACCGTTTTCACTGGTATTGATTGACATAGCATAGTCATAATCCTTTTTTATCTGCTCATGCTTTATCGTGGTCAGGTCTGACGTGTTGCCTAAGCGTTGCCTTAAAAGTTCACCTCTACCCTTTACAATCGTTCCGATAAATGCGGGTATTTCTTTCTTTAAGTCCATTAGAATGGGTTATCATCAAAGTTAGTATTAGCTTTTAGTGACTCGGTAAAATCTTTAACTTGCCTGTTCTCCTGGTAGTCGGCAAACCTCTGCTTGCCCCCGTTAAAAGATAAACGGATTGAGCCTAATACCCCGTTCCTATGTTTGGCAAATATCAACTCTGCATAGTCTTCTGTGTATTCAAAGCCGCTTCCATCGTGAGTAATGTTATAGTAACTCGGTCTCCACGGGAATACTACTACATCGGCATCTTGTTCTATGCTACCGCTATCACGCAGGTCAGATAGCACCGGGCGTTTCTGCCCACCTCGTTTCTCTACATCTCTACTTAATTGGCTTAGTGCTATTACTGGCACGTGCAACTCCTTAGCCATTAGTTTTAGGTTGCGTGTTATATGGCTTACCCTTGCATTGGCATCGGCATAGCTACCCATTTCGGGTGCGCTGATTAATTGGATATAATCAATAACTATCAAACCAAGCCCGTATTCGCTTTTAATCTTTGCAGCCTTATTCCATATCCCCAATACGGTAGTTTGTGCGCTATCATCAATATAAAGGGGCAAATTTTCAATTCTGCCAAGTGCTATGTTTATGCTCTGCCTTTCCGCTTCTGTTGTTTTGGCTTTTTGTACTTTGCTGAAATCTATGTTAGCTTCATCAGCCACCAACCTCTGCATAAGTTCTACGCTACTCATTTCCAAACTAAAGAAAGCTGTTGGTTGGTTGTTCTTTGCGGCTTCTTTTGCGTTGTTTAATGCCAGGACTGACTTACCCATACTCGGTCTCGCTGCAATTATAATCAGATTTCCTTTCTGCCAACCGTTAGTATGTTGGTCTAATGCGCTGATATTAACCGATACCCCTAAGTTCTTACCGCTTGCCATTTCCTCAAAGGCTTTGGCTTCCTCACCTATTAAATCCTTAAAGGTTTTTAGGTTATCTTTTGCCGATACTAAGGAAACCGATATGCTCTTAACCTTACCCTCTGCTTCATCAATAGCATCAAAACAGTCTTTGTTATCATCATACCCAACTTTAGCCATATCGTATCCCACTTCTATTAGTTTTCTTTGCAGGGCTTTTTGCCTTAGTATAGCAGCGTGGCTTTGTATGTTACCTGTTCCACCTACCCGGTTAGTTAGTTGGGCTATGTAAAGAACGCCACCTACAAACTCTAACATCTTGTTTGCCCTTAGCTTGTTGGTTACAGTAACAATATCGTAAGGCTGTTGGCTTTGGTAGAGTTCCAAGATAGCGTTGTAAATTTCTATGTGAGGTGCATAGTAAAACGTATTAGCTTCTAAAAATTGTTCTGCCTTAGCCATTGTACCCGCTTCAAGCATTATGCTGCCTAACACAACCTTTTCGAGTTCTACGTCCTGCGGGGGTACATTGCCCTCAAAGTCGGCAAAGCTTATGTATTTAGTGTTTTTCATTAGTCTAAAAATTTAACGGGTACGTGAGTTGAAACTACATCTTTATCAATAACCCATCTCCGGGCTGCGGCTTGCCAGTTACGCATCGGGCTTTTACCTACCAACCACCCTTTGCTTTCATAATAGTCAACAAAGCTATTGGCTTCTGCTTGTACTTTTATTTTGTCGGGTGTTAAGTTTTTATCAATAAGATGTTTAAAAATGTAATTACCAACCTCGTTCCATGTAGGCTTTGTAAAAGCCGCCACTTTTTCTTTATTACTTTCTTTTTTAATAGGTTCTTGGTTATGGTTATTGGTTATGGTTATGGTTGGGTTACCCGTGGGTTCTGAATAATTGACCCGTGGGTTA